TTTTTCCAGATCATATCGGCTTTATAAAGATTATCTTTGGATTTGAGTAATGGAAAGTATTTAGCATATTCGGGATGTTTGATGATATGTAAGCATTTATTAATAACATAATTATAACTCGTGAAATTGCTTTTATCGGCTGGACAGTGTTTGAGAAAGGGTTCCTGAATTTTATGGAACATTTCACAAAGTTTTTCTTCGATTCCACGTGGAATTTTGAAATTATCCTTTTGTTGCCTCTTTGCTAACTTCTCTCGTAAATGATTGATCCTTTGGTAACTGAAATAAATATTATCACAAGGACTGTCATTATAACTTGGTTTATCAGTATGAACTACAACGGCTTCACTGTTCAAACATTGAGGACAAATCAATAATCCTTCAGCTAAATTAAGTTCACGTTCGACATGACAATCATAACATTCATTATTTACACTAGCTTCCGCATTGACATAATGATTCAATGGATCAACTTTAGCATTATAAACCTGACTGATTTTTTGAACTGCATTTTCACTACTGGCTTCTCCTTTAGTAATTTCAATGAAACTAGGTAAATCTTCATTTTTAGTTTCCAATGCCTGATAATAATCACTAAGAGTAGAACCGACTTCTAAATAATATTTAGTTATTGCATTTATTTCTTGTGATTTTTCTTTGGTCTTGATATTTTCTAATTCAGGAATTTTTAGTTTTAAAGTGGTTAACTCTTCTAATTCTTGATCAGTCAACTGAGCAAAATCTTTTGATTTCAATTCTAGAAGTCGACTTTGTTTGGACTCTATTTCTTGTGCTAGTCGTTCAAAGTCGGAATTGGACTCTTCAAACTCTTTTAACCGTTGATGATATTTGCTATCGATACTGTCCTTTTTTCTTTTGGGAACGACCACCATATTAGATTATAATACTATTTTAATAGTTTGTTTCTAAGCCTTTATAATACCTAAACCCAAATATTATAATGGCGATTATTTGACTTATGACTTAGTCCAATTTATTTGGTCAATGTAACTATATGAAATGAGCTTAGTGTTTGTGATTGATTTTCATTTTGTACGGCTTGATATAGTTGCCCTATCTGCACTGGCCCTTGGTTTGGAGGTGTAGTCATTTTAAATATATTTTTCTCTATTTGGATAATCTGAATCTCCAATATAACATAAAGTACCATTTGAACGTAAAACTGGTCCTATATGTCCTTGACTACAATAGCGACAACCTGAACATTCTATAGATCCAGTATAAGTTAAAATCATTCGAGATCCACATACAATACATGGATCTTGTTTAATTTTTAACAGTTCCTCAGTTGTTCTACTCATTACATCATTAAAATAGTTTGGCTTTGAATTATATATACCCATTTTCTTTTTATGATAATGAAAAAGAAAATCGATTTTTTCATCTTCATAAAAAATATTTAGTAATGACAATAGTTAATCCTCACGAAATGATAGGTAAAGTTGATTATGATAAATTGATTCGTGAATTGGTTATAATCGAATTTCACCGGATTTAGAGACCAGTCAAAGTCATAAAAGTAAAAAATTTGGCGTTAAGTCGTCTGATGTAAATTTTAGAGTTTGGTATGCGTTAACATGAAATATCCTAAAGTTAACAGTGTGCAACACACCAAATTGGATTTGAAATTAATCCAACTAAGCTGTTGAGCAACAGCTGTATTTATTTTCTCATCGACTAACTGAAGAGAATTATCAATTTTTCCTTGGTATTCTTCTAAAAGATTATCTCCTTTTTTTTCGAAGGCTTCAAAATAACGACGATTAATAAGATGATATCCAGGTTTGCCAAGCAATTCGGTTATATGTCCTTGAATAACGGTTCCGATTGATGCCAATGCCCATTTTTGTTTATGTTCGACTAATTTCAATAATTCTTGGTTGTCCTGTTCGATTAGTCTTAATAAATATTTACGTTCCATTGTTAAAGCGTCATGTAGTGATGATCTCGCCCACTGTGCGAACCAACTTGGAAAACGCTGGTTCATTAGCTGATCAAACATTTGATTAAATTCATGGCGAACAACCTTTGGAGTGACACGAGATAACTCTAAATTGACGGCTGAACTAGACCAAGACTTAATTTCTTGTTCCGATGGCACCGATTTTTTGGCTATGTTTCCAATTTCTTTTTCAGTTCTAAATGGTACCATTTGACTGATAGTCTGTTTAATCAATGTAACTATATGGAATGAGCTTAGTGTTTGTGATTGATTTCCATTTTGCACGGGTTGATAGTGTTGCCCTATCTGTACTGATTCTTGGTTTGGAGGTGTAGTCATTTTAAATTATAAATTTATAAATTCACCTCATTTTTTTTTATATGTCTATTTGATTCTATAATGTATGTCAGCCAGTAAATGATCATGGCACATGTCCATTCCCTTAATTATTGGATTACCGCATTCTTTAAGTTTGCATTTATGTTGTGCGCAATAGTCAGAAAGGATAGTCCATATTAATAAAATCCAAATAGAATTCATTTTTTTTAAAATTTCAGTGAAAATCATTCTTGTACCTAGCTCCTTCTAATTATATGAGTTATTTCTAAAATATCAGAAAGTTAATTTTGATATACAGAAATAGGAGTGATATTTTGATTGATATTAAGAATCATGTTGAAAGGGTCTGGGTCTTCAATATACCAGAAGAATGGAAAAATCTCTTCTAAATTAATACATAACAGAAGTCTATTTAAGGCTATTATCTAGTCATATAATATGGAACAAAGGAAGTTAAGAATGAGGGTGGTTTAGGGAGCATGAGTTTGTGAAATAAACTCAGTCTGCGAAGAGAGATAGAGTGGCATAGCCATCAACCATAGGTTGAGTCTCTTTGCCCTTGGCGACCGATAGCTTGGCGACTCAATTTGCTTTGCAAATTCCGATGATACGTTCCCATTTTTGTGAGTTTAATTCGAAACTAAAAAATATATGTTAATATTATATCAAACAATCTCAAAATGTCTGGAGGTTTAATGCAGCTTGTCGCTTATGGTGCTCAGGACATCTACCTTACCGGTAATCCCCAGATTACCTTCTTTAAGGTAGTGTACCGTCGTCACACTAATTTCGCAATTGAGTCTATTGACCAGACCTTCCAGGGTAATGCTGATTTCGGTAAGAAGGTTACTGCTCTCATCAGTCGTAACGGTGATTTGATGCATCGTGTCTATCTTCAGACTGAGCTTCCTGCTGTTCCTGAGGGTGTCAGTGGACGTTGGACTGACAATGTTGGTCACCACCTTATCCGTCAGGTTGAGGTTGATATTGGTGGTCAGCGTATTGACCGTCAGTTTGGTGACTGGCTCCAGATCTGGTGTGCCCTTACTCTTCCCATTGGTCTCCGTCGTGGATATGACAAGATGATTGGTCACACTCCCGTTCTCTGTGGTCCTAACCTTGAGGGTCAGCCTCGTCCCCGTACAACTCTCTATGTTCCTCTTCAGTTCTGGTTCAATCGCAATGCTGGTCTTGCTCTTCCCCTCATTGCCCTTCAGTATCATGAGGTTCGTATTGATGTAGAGTTCCGTGAGTTGAACGAGCTCTTTATCAACACTGGTAACCCGAATGACGTTGGTTTCTGTGAGTACCAGGCTCATCTTGGAACCACTGCTCTCTACATTGACTATATTTACCTTGACACTGATGAGCGCCGCCGTTTTGCTCAGGTATCTCACGAGTACCTTATTGAGCAGCTCCAGTTCACAGGTGAGGAGTCTATTTGCAATGCTAGCTCTAAGATTCGTCTTAACTTCAACCACCCTACTAAGGAGCTTATCTGGGTGATCCAGAAGGACGCCTATGTTGAGCGCCCGAACATTGACCTTCGTTTCATTGGTAACCAGTGGAGCAATTACCAGCTTTACCCTGGTGAGGTTGATGGTTTTGAGGAGATGAATTTCTCTGAGACTCCCGGAAACCCAACTGTTCTTGCTAAGGTTCAGCTTAATGGTCATGATCGTTTTTCTGCTCGTGAGGGTAGTTATTTCAATCTTGTCCAGCCTTACCAGCACCACACTACATCTCCTGACAGTGAGGGTATTAATGTTTACTCATTTGCCCTTCGTCCTGAGGAACACCAGCCATCTGGTACTGTTAACTTCTCTCGTATTGACAATGCTTGCCTCCAGCTTAACGTACATCCTCTTACCTTCATCGTTGATCCTCAGGATCCCGATCTCGGTACCACCAACGCTAAACTCCGTGTTTATGGCGTAAACTACAATGTTTTGAGGGTGATGAGTGGAATGGGCGGATTGGCCTATTCCAATTAGTCACGTTTTGTCCACTTTCTATATTGGAATATAATTATTGTGTTATGTTCTTAGGATAGAGTCTAACTTTGATAATGATTGTCAAAGTTAAATTCTATTTGTTATTCTTGAATTACGTTAGTATTTTTCGTACCAGTCTGTTTTTTCTTGGCTCTTCTCACTTGTTGCCTCATAGCAGCCAGCTTTCGTTTATGTTCCTCCCTTTGTTCCTCTGTCATTTGCTTTAAATTTGTATATTGCCTCGTGGTATTTTCATCTTTTCCTCTTTGTTTTCTCTTGTGTTGTTTTTCATATTCTTTTCTATTCTGCCTACGTTGGCTTTCTGTATCCATTGGATTTACAACAATAATATGGTTATTTTTAGTATTTTCCATAATTTGTTCTCTGATTGCTGAGTCTACAACAACTTCATCTATGATTTCGCCATCTATGATTTCATCATCGTCTTCCAACCACTTTTCTAGAACTAGTTCGCCTGAATCAACATTGTCCTCCTCGATCTCATCTTCCAAAACCAACTCATCTGATACTTCATCTTGCTTTCGTTTCAGTCCATGAGATTGCAATATTTCATGTGCTTTGGACGCATATTCTGACGAAGTGTCCTTGCTCGATGCCTCCTCCTTGATTCTATCAACAACTGCTTTTCTTTCTTGTTTGGCAGCCTTGACTTCCTCGAATTTCTTTTGAAGTCGACTAACTTCCTCTCTGACAAGTTCCTCCATGGTCATTTCCTTCCTGTGATCCAAGTCGGCTTCACTGTGTACAACTGATCGATCTCCATCTTGGGAAAGCTCATCTTTACCTTGGGAAGGAGACGAATTTCCGGGGCCAGAGCCCAATTGAGATTTGCACGATTCCACAGGGAACTTGGAAATGTGTTTCCGGATGTTTCTACCTCCAATGACATCTTCAAGGCCCTCATACTCTGAAACTACATCCAGATGCAAGTTCATAATAAGGTTGCACTGATTCAGGAACTCATCAAGAGGCAAATCCTTTTTCATGTAATTGCAAGAACCACAGCAAGCTTTACAGTTGTCACATTTGTAACAAATGACATTGTCTAGTCGATCCAACCCATTGTAGTGAGTCTCACTGTTTTCCTTGTCGCATAGGTAACAGGGATTGGCTCGCTTTTCATTGTACTCCTCCTCGGTCAGTTTTATGAGTTTTCCTTTTTTCTCACACTGTTGCTTGTAGTCGGCATATGAACGATTTTTTTTCACATCAAATGATGTGAGAGGAAAGCTTCTGTTAGGCAGATGAGATTCTCCTAGAGCACAGCTAGCAATGTGAATACAACGTAAGATGAAAACATGAAAGTCCAGACAACCCTTCATGTAGTTGCACTTCTTGCAGCAGGGCACCACATTACCATCCTGGTATTTCTCATTGAATACGATCTTATCTATCCCGTTGAGAACTTTCTCTTCCTCGTCTTTGAAGTTG